GTGCCGCCAGGTCCCAGGACTGGACTAGACACATGCTGGTATATCACAACACTCACCATGACTGCAAGAAGTACGAAGAATCCGTTGCGATACATTTTATTCATATCGACGTTCATTAATGTATTATACATAAAATTATTACGCCTCTGAAGGGAATACATTGTCCGTAATGTTGTCCTCTTCAAACATGCATTCAGCATGAAGAATTTGTGACGGAAGCATGCCCTGCACAAGAAGCCACGAGATACCAAATCGGCTCTTTGTGAACCAAATGCCCGCAAGCTGAATGATTGCTTTAAGCTGCTGCCCTTCAGCAATTTCTGAGCGATCCACTACTTCCTTTTTAGAATTATAGAGCGCAAATGCGTTGCTGAGCCGCACCTTGATCACTTTGCTGTTGCGCTTGAGAGAAGGGGACACGTTGTCTTCGAGTTGTTCGTCAGACACATCCTTCCCTGGAAACCACTCGGACTTGAACTCTTTGCAAGCACCCAAGATTGCGTCGTCTGCATCTTTAATGAATCGAGCCCCCTGAGTATCCAGCTTCAGATCAATGGAATCATTTCCTACACACCCTTGAGATTCGACATCAAATTTGCACATGATTCTTTCACCGCATTTGGCTGCAATAAAGTACCTGCCGTCTTTGTGCTTGATTGGTGCATCGAACGCCATGTCTGCAAATGCCTTGGTTTCACTTTGATTGAAGAATTCCATCATTGGACTTTACAATATATTTTTGAGGTTTGTCAAACGCTGGGATTTCAACGTCACACCAGCGTTTGTTTCCAACACCGCTCATAAGTTCTGTGTACAACTCGGACATTTTAGTACAAATGAAAATATTTGTGACATCATGCTCAAAGCGAGCGACCTTATAAAATCGCACAGCGCAAAGAAGGATCGGATGAAGGAAGTGTACAAGCACCTGTGCGAGATGTGCTGTGACAAATTAAGGCGACACAATGATCGCGGACTCACCGCAATGCTGTACAAGTTGAGCCCAATCAGCAGCGGCATGCCGGTGTACGACACGAACGCCGCTTTGAAATACATAGAAAAGAAGCTCACAAGAGGTGGATTTTCTGTGACTCGAGTGGATACGCTTAGCATTCTCATTGACTGGTCACGCGCCAAATGATGAAGAATATAATGTAAAACTCCTTTAATGTATAAAGATCACGCCCTTGTGGACGCAAAATCAGAATATACCAAACAACTCAATAGCGTGATACTCCCCCATTTGTCAGAATGCATGGTGGGGCTGTTTGAAGCTGCAAAGTCAGAAACAAAGAAGCACCGTGACCTGTACGTCAACACGCAACGCAAGCTGAAAGATGTGCCTCAGTGGAATCAATCATTCATCATGCAGCAAGTGGACAACATTAAGCAAAGCTGCGAATGGTTCGAGGACCTTATAGCGGCGGTGTTTATCAGCAATGTGAAAATTTTAACCACTGTGAAGATTGGCAAAGAGAGCAAAAAGATTCAAGTCACGCTCCCAAAAATTGATGTATTCGTGCACAATGTCTACACAAATGCTGCCAAAAATCTGTACAATGCGCCGCAGTTGTTTGAGGCTGAATATGCTCGTAATGAGTTTGCCAGCGTGCTCAAAGAAACTATAGAGACGACCGTTCGGGAAATGTTGCCATTCCAAAACATTCTGCAAAGCTATCTAGGTGAGTCTGTTCAAGGCGACGAAGAATCCGACGAAGAATCTGAACACGAGGATCCATTAGTTTCGCCATTTAATTCTGAAGCTCCCGCACAGCCCGCGAGCTCCATGCCGTTTCAGCCTCACAATGTCGAGTCACCCGAACCGGATCCAATGGAGCCAGCAGAACCAATGGAGCCAATGGAACCAATGGAACCAATGGAACCAATGGGACCCGTGGAGCCAATGGGACCCGTGGAGCCAATGGAGCCAATGGAGCACCCAGCTGCTGCTGCTGCTGCTGCACACGAGACTGCACCAGCTGAGGGATTTTGGGACCAGCGGGTGAAAGATGTGCACATCCAACACGGACACAAAAAAGCTGCAGCCGCCGGATTATTCTTCGACGATGCGGTTGACGATGAGCTTGCTTAAAACCAGCGAGACTTCATAAAGTATGACACTGGTTCAAACCTATTTGCAACAGCAAGAGTATTATGAATCATTGTATGGAAGCAAAACGGTAGTATTGCTTATGAAGGGAAGTTTCTATGAAGCTTACTCAACGCACACTGTTGGACAGGCGCATAGCGTTGCAAAGCTCTTGAACATTGTGCTCACAAAGGAGAACAAGTCGATAGAAACTGTGAGCGATAAGAATCCATACATGACGGGATTTCCGGTGGGTGCATTTGGAAAGTACATCAAGGTGTTTATGCAAGAGCAATATACAGTTATAACGCTGGATCAAGATCCGAACAACGTGTCAGATCGATCAAAATCCAGAGTGTACAGCCCAGGAACATATTTCGACGAGTCAACGCCTGATTCTGCACAGTATGCGTGTGTAGTGTACGCAGAATACGACGAAAATTTCGAATTTGGTATAGCAGCAATAGATTTGTCAACGGGTGCGTGCAGTACCCATGAGATTACTGCTGGATTATCCAGTGCTCGGCTCGAAGACTTGTTTCGAATCGTGGAATCGTATGACCCCAAGGAAATCGAGCTGCTGCACTCTGGCTGCAAATCCGATCATATAGAAAGGATTACGCAATGTACCCGCGGCGGAGGTTGTCGTGTGCACCACCTGAAGGAGTGTGACCCGCAGTATTCTAACATTGAGTACCAAAATGTACTGCTGCAAAAGGTGTATTCAACCCAGAGCGTGTTGAGCCCGATTGAAAGTCTCAATCTTGAAATGTTTCATTCAGCCCGAATTGCATTGATTGGGTTGTTTCAGTTTTGCTACGAGCGAGATTCAACTGCCCTCAGCGGAATTCAACATCCAACGTGTAATCACGACGCAAGTCAATTGGTGCTTCACAATAATACAATGTACCAGCTGGGTGTTTTGACGAACAGCAAAGATCCATCATTGTTTGATGTGGTCAATCACACAAGCACACCTCTTGGGAAGCGGCGACTGCGACTGCAGCTTGTGCGCCCCACGTGCAACCCCGACGCACTCAACGAGCTATACAGCGCAACAGAGCACATGGCGTCTCGAATAGACTTTTACGAAACCCATCTCAAGTGTATTGCGGATATTGAGCGGTTTCATCGGAAAATGCACCATGGCACATTGCATCCATACGAGCTTGCAACTCTAAGCAACTCATTAGATCACGTGCTGGAGCTGATGCAAGAACACGATGGCACCAGCAGCACAGAGTTTCAGCGCTACACAGACGAGCTCCAGAAAACATTTTGCATCCCGCTGTGCACAATGAGCCTGAGCGACATTGCGTGCTCGCTTTTTGCAAACTGTGAAAATGAGGAGCTGGAAAATACGTCCAAAGCAATCGAGTCTTGCCAAAAGAGCTTGGACGGTATATGTGCGAAATTGTCTAAACATGTACCCAAGCAGCCAACCTGTGTCAAAGTGGAGGGGAACTACCGAATGGGATTCTGCGTTGCAACTACAGCGCACCGGGGCTTGGTCATTAAAAACGCTCTGGGGCCCACTGGTGGTTACTCTTTCAAGAATGACAAGAAGCGCTGCATAATCTACAACAACTCTATCGATACATTGACTCACAGATTAGCGAGCTGCCAAGAAAAAATCAGACCAATCGCGCTGAACGCCTATGTATCTGCACTCAAGCACATGCACGGCACGCACTCTAACGCGATACATCAGTGCCACGAGTTTGTTGCACACGTTGATACGATTAAAAGCCGCGCAGTATGTGTGCGAGATTATGGATTTAGTAAACCAACGCTGAAACGTGGTGATAGCTCATATGTCCAAGTAAAAAAGCTGAAGCATCCTATTATCGATCACCTACAAACACAGAACAATACGGGATTTATTCCAAATGACGTGCAACTTGATGACGAGTCTCGCGGAATATTGCTCTACGGCGTGAACGGCGCTGGAAAGTCCTGTTATGCAAAGTCAGTAGGGCTCGCAGTCGTACTTGCGCAAAGCGGCCACTTTGTTCCCGCAGAAGAATTCACGCTGTGTCCTTTTACAAGTATGTACACACGAATTAGTGATCAGGATAACATTTACAAAGGACACAGCTCATTTTTCGTTGAAATGAATGAACTCAAGAGCATTATTCATTGCAGCAATAACCGCAGCATTGTCATTGGAGATGAGGTGTGCAAAGGTACTGAGGACGTCTCAGCACTCGCGCTTGTGGCTGCATCGCTGCGCTGGCTAATTGACCGCGGGACAAAATTTATTTTCGCTTCACATTTGCATAGACTTCCGGAGTTGTCTGTGCTGAAAGACGAGTCGAGGCTTGCAATTAAACACATGGCGGTGCAGTGCAATGAATCCGACAATCTCATCACGTTCACCCGCCAGCTGAAGGATGGAATAGGGAATACGCTGTACGGCTTGGAGATTGCAAACTTTGTAATCCGCAACGACCACTTTGCTTCATTGGCGCGCGAGTGCAGAAATGAAGTTGTAAAGAAAAAGACAAAACTTGTTTCCACCAAGCGTTCCAAATACAACGGAGCTCTCATTGTGGACAAGTGCCAGATTCCCGAGTGCGGTTCTCGTGAGTCTCTTGACACGCATCACATTGTGTACCAATCCAAGAAGACTGCTGGGGTTCAAATGCACGGGGTTGGAAATCTGGTCGTTTTGTGTAAGACGCATCACAACCTGGTGCACTCTGGAAAGCTGTGCATTCACGGCTGGACGTCCACCACAAGTGGCAAGGCGCTTAGCTACGAGTTTGTGGAAAATGCGTAAAAGTGATACTTTCGGATATCGTCCAGCGTCTCATACTGAGAGCTATGCATTAGGCTGTCAATCCTGCAAAAAGGGCACACAAGCGTTGATCCATTGTCAACAATTTTGGTGATTTGCTCGGAGGTGCACTTGTGAAGGCAGTATACACAAATAAAGTCACCTTTGAGATCGAGGTATGTCGCATTGTGAGTAACCTTTTGAAGATAATCCTCCATATGCAATACTGTACACGTAGGAAATACTTAAACAATAACACTTTGATTTTGACTAGTAATGCTACGAGTTGCGGTGGACATTGACGAAGTACTGTGTCCCATGCTGCAAAATCTTCGTGCGCATCATAGACTTCGAACTCGGCGTGCGCTCCCTACGCGCTCCCCGAAAAAGTACGACTATGCTGATCATCTTGGAATCACGCCGAACGAAAGTAAGCTGCTCGTGAAATCCTTTTACTCGGGTGTGTGTTGCAACTCAATGGAGCCGTTGGAAGGTAGCCAAGAGGCGCTGCGGAAGCTCAAGCAAAAGTACAAGCTCAGTATTGTCACAGGTCGGCAAAAGTATGCCAGTTCTAAGCGGGCTACGTACAATTTTCTTGACGATTACTTCCATGATGTATTTGACTCTATCCATTTTGCAAATTCTTACTCCCTTATTGGTGACGAAGTGCCAAAGGCTACAATATGTAAAGACATACACGCTAGCATCTTGATTGACGACTCGATAGCAAACTGCAAGGAAGCAAGCGACGCTGGAATTCAAGGGGTGTTGTTTGGCGAGTACTCTTGGAATGAAGACGCACCAGAACACATGGCGCGTATTAACAATTGGCTAGATTATGAGCATTACTTGTAAATGCTTGCTGCAGGGGTGGACGAAGCAGGCCGAGGGTGTGTATTTGGCCCCGTATGCGCAGCAGCCGTCATATGGAATCCCGAGTGCACAACAGATTACATTAAAGATTCGAAAAAGCTTTCCGAAAAGCGTCGGAAAATCGCATATGAGTACATTATTGACAATGCTATAGATTATTCTATTGGATTTGCGTCAGCTCAAGAAATTGACAGCATGAACATCCTGCACGCCACACAGCTCGCAATGCATCGTGCATTGGACGGGCTCAGTCTCGAAGTTGATCAGATTGACGTGGATGGAAATTACTTTAAGCCGTACATGTGCACCCCACATCAGTGTGTGATTGGAGGTGACAGAGTGCTGGCGCATATATCAGCAGCCAGCATATTGGCAAAAGTTTCGCGAGACGAATTGGTAGCTCGGACAGTGCAAGAGAATCCTGCGCTCAGGGTGTACAAGCTGGAGTCACACAAGGGGTATTGCACCCGCGCACACTGTGAAGCGCTGCAAACACACGGCCGTTCGGCTGAACATCGGCGCTCGTTTCGTCTGCCATTTGAGAAAAGTGATTATTACAATAATGGACAAGCTATGTGACCAGGCGTTTGATAAAATGTGTGACTATTTAAGGAAAGACTGTAACAAATGTGTGTTGGAAAAAGAACTACTCGATCCCATGATTGCCTATATAGGTAACCGGCTTTATCCATACATAATCACGGCGTCTGTTGCCATTTTTGTGCTACTGTGCGTTCTATGTTACTTGTTAGTACTTACACTAAAGGTGAATCGTCTTCATTTTTCAAAAACATGCAGCTAGGTGGTATAACCTCCTTAACCTTTCGGGTGCGCTTTGCTGGCATTTTGAATTCACTTTGATTGCTTCGGTAATGCAATACGTCCTTCCAAAATTGCTCGAGCATGGGATACTGCTCGGAAAACCACTGCTTGCTTCGCGGAATCACGCACACATCCAAGATGGCGTTATTGCAGATTCCTGACGGTTTATACTGAATAAAATAGCACTGCGGAATATCAAGAATCTCCATGCAAAGCTGCACTTGAGGATAATAGTACTCGGGAATTTTGTGATCAATCTTTCGCTGCACAGGGCACTTTATTTCAATCAGTGATCCGTCGCTTGCAATGCCGTCCGGGCTTCCACCAAGCCACTTGTATTCCAGGTGCCGAAACAGGCCAACTTCCCACGTATCCAGGTTGTACAGCCTGCCAAATAATAGACGCGCGTCGTCTTCGTGCTTATTGCCGTGATATGTTGCAAAATTCCCAGTGAATTGGCGGTTGTTGAAAATCTTGTGCTCCAACAGCTTTTTTCGGGTTTGATATGGATTAAGTCCTATAGCAGCAGCAACGTCGCTCGCAGTGAGCATATTTTGTCGTACTGCATACCACTCGGGTGTGCGCTGTTCAATCTGATCTAGTCCGCGCACGTGGGCAACCACGTCTTCAATCATTACATGTATACACACGATTTTGCTTATGTTGTTGTCAAGTACGTCTTGTTATACGCCTTGATTTGGTTTCTGTGCCACATTGCGTCTAGGTCAATGTTTGCCATGGCAGCAATTTGAAACAAATAGGAGAACACGTCTCCCATTTCGTCTTCAATCTTGACACGCTTGTTGTCACAGTATTGACGCTTACCACGCCGAATGGCGCTTGCCAGCTCTCCAACCTCCTCTATGAAAAAGAGCCACACTTGCTCAATGCTTGCGCGATCCCAGCCCTTGAATCTGCACATTTCTCGCGTCATGTCTCGGTATGAATTCAGAACATACGGGTGCTTGAATCCTGGCGGCGGCTCTTTCACTGCTACACTCTTGCCCGTTGCTTCCATTCCTACATTGTGTACGTATTATTCTCTTAAACTAAAGACGTGAAATATTATTATTATTGTTGTGTTGCAAATAGATTGTTATTATTTTTAATATGCCAGTGTGCCCCAAGTGTGGAAAAAACTTTAGCTCCGAACAGGCGCTGTGCTATCATTTGAACAAAAAGTTCAAGTGCGGCACCTGGAAGTGCGCCACGTGCAGCGTCGTGTTTGACACCAAGCATGCCCTCAAGATTCATAACATGAGCTGCAGTGGTTACAGCTCAAACGTGCCGTCATACGACGTGCTCTGTAAAATATATAGCAAGTCCAGCGATGTCTACTACGAGGTGGATTCCCAAGGCATTGTACATTCAATCAGCCCCAGCTGTACCCGTCTCTTTGGATATGACCCATCGGACGTGATTGGAAAGCCATATGCGACTCGCATAGAAGAGCTTGGAGACGAGGTGTATCGACAAGCAAGCAATGGTGACTCGATTCACATTCATCAGGAGCGAGTGGACGACTTTCTTTTCATAGAACGTGTGGCGTCGTCATAAGGAAGGAAATCAATCATGAGCACCACTCGGCGATACTCCTCAGTTTTATGCACGCCATGGAGTTGACATGTGTCAAATATAAACCATTCGTCTTGGGTAAACCGCACATCAGCGCCGTGGTACCTAAGTACTCCGTCGTCGTGTGGGCTAATGTGCACGCCGAGAACGTAGCGAAGAGACTCGTCGTGCCCTTCGTTCTTGTGAGGAGCCATAAATTTCGGTCCGTCCATGATGGAAAAGAACGCTTGAAACACCGTGGTGCTACGAAACGTTTTGAGGATTTCAGCACACGTCTTTGTGAATTTGGACGCATGTTTGGAGTATTTTTCATTTTGAATCAGCATGACGCACTTGTATGTAGAATCGTGTGAAAATTCGTCGTCAACATCATGAAAGTACTCAAACTCGTGAAAGTTTTCAAGAAATTCCTTCCGAACTAGAGCTGAATCTAGCATATAATCTATGCAATAGTTATAATGCCAGGCTATTACGCAAAACCTAAAAAGGTTTCAGACGCACCGCGCCTTGAGCTTCAAAATGTGACGGCATTCATTCGAAACAGTCCAGCCCACTCTAAACTGTACGCACTGTTGCAAAAGTTTAAGCTCGTATCCGCTCTGAACGCAGCCGACAATGTCACAGTGTTTGCACCCACCAACGCGGCTTTCACGAATATTGACTCTGTGACAAAACAAAAGCTACTGGATCATGTGCTTCAGTACTCAAAAGCGCCCCCGCCAAACTATCAGAAAATGAAAACGCTCAAGTCCCTCGCAGGAAATCGTCATAGCACTGATACATTACTGCCACTTATGAAGAATGGACAAAAATGCCAAAATGGAGTAGTGTACTCAATTGCAAATATACTGCCACAAGTCTAAAAAAAATGATGGATACTGTAATGGGCGCAGAGCAATCGCGACTTGGAGGATCGCGCGCTGAAGAGGTGGCAGTGCGTGAATATCAGCGTCAACACGCAGTCAGAGAGAAAATTCACAGGAAACAAGACGCCACTGCAAAAAACAGTGCGCGTGAAGATCGCAAAATTCGAGAGTACGTACAGCGCCACGAAGATCTGAAACGAAAATACGAGCAGCAACAAGGTGAACTAAACAAGGCGACAAAGAATATTAATGCAGCGCAGCGCAAACTGAACGCGTCCCGGAGTAGAAACTCGCAACCAGTAACACCAGCACAATCTTCTCGAATTTCTATCCGATCTGTAAATAACAGAGTTTCCCAGGGTGGATTGGGTCCCGCAGCTTCTGCGCCAGCTCGTTTGAATAACAGTTTCTCCCAGGGGGCGTTAAGTATGGCTACTCAAGTGTCTCCCGCAGCTTCTGCACCTGCTCGTTTGAATAACAGATTTTCCCAGGGCGGGTTAAGGATGGCTTCTCCAGCAGCTTCTGCACCCGCGTTTGGTCAGGGCAGACCCGCTGTTTCTGCTTTCAGTTTGGGTGGAAGTATGGCTACTCCCGTTTCTACACCTGCGTCTGCTTTCAGTTTGGGCGGAAGTATGGCTAGATCAACTCCAGTGAATATTCCAGTGAATAAGATTAATTCAGGTATGCTCAGTCGTGTGCGAATGCTTGCAAACCAATCTGAAACCGGTGTTGCACGTGTGACAACGAATCAGCAAGCGAATTATATCAAAGAAGGGGGCCTGCGATCAGCGAGAAATGCTGGAATACCTGAAGTGACTGCTCGGCAAGTCGTCAACGCGTTGTATCGTAAAAAAGTACAGAATGGAACTATACAAATTGATGCGATGCCTGCTGAATCACGGGGCAGCGTATAAAAATGATGTGTACTGTAATGGGCGCTTCAGAGTCGCGAATAGGCGGAGATTATATGAATGACGCGTTAACACGCGAAGTACAACGTCAGCATAAAGTGGGCGAGATTCTGCACAAAAAACAAGCGACTACTGCTAAGAATGTAGAGAGATACTCGCAGAAAATTCAAGAGTCACTCCGCCGCCATGAAGCGTTGAAACGCACATACGAAATGCAACAAAACCAATTGAATCTTGCAAACAAGGGCATTGCTGAATCAAAACGTAAATTAAACAACGTACGCGGCGCAACTACAGCAATCTCAGCTCCGGAGAAAAAGAAGCCGATCCCTCCGTCCGTGACAAAGAATTATACAAATGTGACAAATCAACTGAACAAGAATAAAGAAGACTATCAGAAAACAGAGAAAGCTCGGATGGAGTTGGAAGTGAAACAAAAACAAGAACTGAAGAACGCGCAAAAGAGTGCGAAAAAAGAACCGCAGAGTCGTGCACAAGAGGTGGAAATGAAAGTCGTACCTAGACCCCAACTTAACGAGAAAACAATGAAAGAACCGCAGAGTCGTGCACAAGAGGTGGAAATGAAAGTCGTACCTAAGCCCCAACTTAACAAGCAAACGTTGAATGCAGTCCGTAACGCGATGCAAAGGCAATTGAAAAATCGCGCACAAAATGGAAACAGCGCGACGGTATTGAACGTGGGTAAACGGACTATAATGTCGAAGCAGGCAATGAACAATGCAGATACAACGCGCATTGTTGAAGAGATATATAGGCAATTGATGTTAGAAAGCACACAAGCTGAAGTACGTCAAAAAGTGGTCGACTTTATTAAGAATCAACATGGTAAATATGGGGGAGTTGTATCAAGAAAAGACGCAGTCCCATTTAAAAACGACATTGCAAAAGATTTACGTCCATACATGAACGTGACCGCTGCAAGAAAAGTTACCAACCAAATTTACAATGAAGTTGATAAAGAGCTGAACAACGAGAAATTCCCTGGTAACACACCGCAGAGTCGGCAGGTGTCTCAAGCAGAAACTACTGCTGATTCTGATACAGAATCGGTTGCCGAGTCTTAGACTTAGCGTTCTGGGTACTCAACGCGGACATTGTTGGCAGGGTCGCTGTATAGAATGTACGCATCAACGCGTTTTTCCTCAGCACACTCTTCAAAGTATTGCAAGAGATTCATTCCGTACTAGTAGCCTGATAAGTTTTTTCAGCCACACAACGCGTCATATATGCGTTTCGACACTGTGGGTCCAATAAACTTGAGATGGCAGAGGGCGTGCTCGCCGTGCTCCATCAAACGAGCCTGAAGCAGTGGTATGCTGGGATATGTCGCGGAAATTGCACGCGCAGTTGTTTCACTCACGTGAGGAATACACGATAACATGTTATGATACACAACACCAGCAGTGTAGTTGTCTCGCTTTTTCCCCTTTATACAAGGGTTGGGAATATACTGTTTGACTGGATGATCACTTAAAAGCTGATCAACCTTCTTCACCATGATTTCAAGCAATTGAACCGATTCGCCCATACTGCTGCTACGAACTACATGAATACCATCTCGAAACGACAACGAAATCATTGCGCTCTGAAGGGTTGAATATGGAACGCCCCGCGCTCCCTTTGTCGCACCTTCGACCAAGTATACAATTGGTTTTCCCAATGCCAATAGGCGCTGCTTTTGCTCCCTGTATCGCCCGTCAACTATAGACGCTGAAAAGTCGTCCAGCGTCTTTCGTTCAATTATGCAAGCAATAGACCCATCGTTAGCAATTATGTGTATGTCTCCAACGTCAAGCTGACCTGTTTTGGGGTCGTCTAGCAATTTAATCAAGTCGTGCTCGCGGGAATCAATGACAACCGAGTACATACAATATGTTCCATTACATGCAGCTAGCTTCTAACGCGCAAACTACAGCGAAATATGCAGCTGGGGCATTCGCAAATACCTGAACGTTTGCACAAAACTGTTGGCGTACATTGAAATGAGTGCAATGTGCGCACGGTATAGCCACACGAGCCATACGACAAGTATCAAATTGCGCTGAACGATAGTCCACCACGTCGCGGACTTTGCCTTGACCAGCTGAACTTTTAGCTCCTTATTCTCATTGGTGAGCTTGACAGTTGTCAGATGGCGGTTGTTCGCTTCGAGATGGGCAAATCGGAGGCGCTCTTCAGATCGCTCATGCTCGGCTTGAAGGTGTGCAATCTTGCGCCACAGCTTTTGATTGTCAATATAGATTCGATCAAGTCCGTTGGGCGCGCTATAAGCCACACGCTTGCGCTTCTTCGCCTTGTGACTGTCGCTTACGTACGAGCTGTTGCTGCTACTGCTAGCAGAGCTGCTGCACTTGGAAGCCTCGGGGTGCACAAAGGGAACGTTGTCGTCGCTCATTGCTTTCCTATACCTATAGCTTGTCGTCTTCTTTAAGCGAAAATTTTCATGCAAACTGCATGGGGCTAAAAGTGCTCATAGACGGTGACAACGTTCACATGGATACATTTGTGCGTCACGTGAAGGATACAATAGATTCAAAGTTTGGCTGTGAATACACGCCAATGCTGTACTGTCAATCCAACGTTATGATTAAGTACGCCTCTCAGCGCACTTTGGGCGTGAATGTTGTTTGTTCAAATACAACCAATAAGAATGCAACCGACGCTCGGATGCTAATTGACATAGGAAGATACCTTGTCGAAGATCACTATCCGATTGTTGTTGTAAGCAACGACAAGATTTTTGAAGAAATTGTTGACAATGTACGCGTGTACTGCTTCGGATACATGAACCACTCCAAGCAGCGCAAGTTGAAGAAGAACAATGTCATAGCAGTGTTGCAGCAACTGGTTCACGCCAAAAAAGAGAGCGACGAGGTGTACTTGGACGATCTTGTGGAGCACTTTGCAAAGGTTTCCAAGCACGACGTTCGCGCGTACATCAGGTCAAACATCCCTGGCATACAAATATCAACAAACGATTCTTTATTTTTTAGATAAGTTAAGGGTTTAGCAATCTAAGGATGTATGCTTCGTGCAGCGATCAGGCCTCACCGCACACGCACGTTTCGCTGCAAGTCCAGCCCGACTGGTCGTGTACCGATCCCTGATCTGTCTCAGCTACAAAATTATGCGTACAAGCCTCTTCTTGATTCACTTGAGCGCATTGAGGAGCATTTGAGCTCAATCGATCAGCGACTTGCAACAATCGTTCCAGTGTACGGCAGCAACGGAAAGTGTGTCAACATGAAGGACACAAATAACCAACTTAAAGGAAACAACTAAATCTTCACAAAAAATCTTCACAAAAAATCTTACAAATAGTACTAATGCCATTTACCCTTAAAGGAAACGAAGTGCTCATTGGCACCGCAAGACTGGTCGTAAACGACGGACTCGACTTTCATCACGGCGACGAGCTCGTATTTCGTGCGGAACCAGACGTCCAATCCGCAGGAAAGTGATACAAAAAATCTAACTAATGGTACAAAATGACATTGCGCTTGAAAGGAACCTCACTCAAGCTAGGGGGTGGCGAAGTAAGTGTGAACTCCGGGATTGATTTTCATCACGGCGCCCACCACGTTTTCCGTACGGAACCGGACGTACCTAAGCCCGTTATAAAGCTGACAACCAAGAATACACCCGAAATTTTTGGAGACCACGTCAACATGGAGCTCTACCTATATGATTTTGACTTTGATTCCAAAAGAGTTGGTGGTGTCTACATCATGAGCGATTTCCTCAGAAATGCGGGTTACACTGAGCCAGTTGAACTCAAAAGCGCATCGGTGCAAGACCCTAATGTGGGTGTTGACCCTGCAGGTGCTTCAATTAAGCTATGGATGGACACTGAGATTCCTCAGGTATACAAGGACATTACAGCACACACCATTGTGATATGGCTGAGTGACGTAAATCCTGATACAGGCGACAAAAAGCTATGGATTGGCGGGTATAATAGCGCTGGAGATTGGGGAGCAAGCATTAACCCTGAGTGGTGGAATCAGTCCAATGCTGACCCTGCCACGATCTCATACATGGACGCAACACTGGAAGAACTACCTCTGGATGGGTTGGACTTTATTGTTACAGAAAAAGGTCCCGCCCTTTCCGTTGAGGTTATGGGTGACATGAGTGTTCCAGATGATAGCGATGAACCTGCCGGAGCTTTCGTTAAGGTGACGAATCTCAGCACTACCGACCCGTCGGACACTGGAGATAACTTTGAGTTTTATGGAACGTCTGCTGCAAGTGAAATCTTTTCGAAAATACACTCAAATCATCTGTTTGCATTAGATTTGAAAAACAAAAACGTTACTTCTGAAGCAGTGATGCTCGAAGTTGACCCAGCAGGTAAGGAAATACGGACGCCACACTTCACACCGTACCGAAAGTCAACTAGTTTTGATTGGATGGTGCAGATTCCTCAGCTGCAAGCGGGTGAATCCAAACTATTCAAGCTTTACTTGACAAACGTACAGGGTGTGCCGGATGTGCCTTCGCTTAAGTGCAATCTGGTGACTGATATTTACAAGCTAGAAGTTCAACAAGTACACACCACACTGAATGTGCCCTACCACGTGAACAAAACCGCTGGTGATATGATAGTTACTTCTATGATTGTCGATTCTGAAAATTCCAAATTGACTGTCATGGTGAAAAATAATGGGGATCAGCCCACTGGGTATTGGAACGGCTTAGACTATCATGCAATGGTAACAGAGTCTGGGGAACAAATAAGTCGATTTTTCATACCACGGGAAGAAAGTCAAGTTAAAATTGGGAACGATACTGGATCGTGGGGAGACTGGCATGAATGTCGTTCAATGCGGCCAAATGAAGAACGAGAATACGTTTTCGATTATCTTGTTCCAACGTCACTTGGAACAGTCAACTTCTACTATCAGCTGAATGTAGACAACGATTACATGCAGGAATTAGACTGGTCCAACAACAAGGGACCAGTAGTATCAATTACGGGCAATCTTGCCCCTCCAGTGGCACCTTCTCTTGAAATTCCAACATCAGTTGATCAACCTGTAGAAGCTGGTTTGACACATTGGTCAACCAACCAAACGACGGTCAGCCTTGCCAGTGATGTCGATGGTGTGTACTATAAAATAAACAGGCGAAAAGTCACACTACCCGTACCTTCGGAGTGGTGGCAAGATTATGCCTTCATGAGTTCGTCTTTCAAAGTTGGAAATGTATTGAAACAAATTAAACTCACGTCAGGTATTCTTCACTTCAAGATTTGGAAGCCAACAAACGACGCAACTCTTGCAGCTACCGGGTTGGATCAATTCCCAGGAACTGGCGAAGAACAAACAAACCGTTTGGCCTCGTGCAATGCAAGGCGTATTGGTGTTCTGATCTCAGAGGAAGAAATGTGGTTTGACATGCCCGAAGAAGACAATAAATGGGTTGATGTGTACTTAAATACAGGTTTATCTGCAGGAGACTACACAGGCATTGTCATGTGGTTTGGTGGTTGGTGGGCGGGTCTAGAGAATCCACAAAGGGAATATGGCTTGCGACTCATAGAAGAAGTTAATGCCGTCCCAGAAGGGTCAACTGCAGCAGTCCCAGTAAATACTCATGTATGGGACGCTACATACTGGGATCCGCTAGATTATGGCGGACGGCCACGTGGTCGCGCAAGGAAATCACGCGTGCCCCCGTCTCGCAGCAGCACACGCAAGGCGGAGCAACGTTAGGCGCTCATAAGTGATTACAATGAGACTCATATGATTTCATATTATGGTGAGCAATGCGGCACCCACAAAAATTATGCAGGCTAATTTCGTCAGCGCCGTGAGGGGTCAATTTGATCCCTCCTCGTACGTGTTTGAATCGCAGCGGAATCGGTGTAAATGTCACTGGATCCTTCTCAAGGACGCAGCGATAGCTCACGTCCACGCAGCCGTTGAACAGTTTTGCAAAGCTCGCACTCCCCACGCGCGGAGAGCCAAAGGAGACGCAATGGATCGGGAGGTCATACTTCAGAGCGCAGTCCAAGGCGCACATTGTGGCAATCGCACCAAAAAGGCTATGTCCCGTGCACAAAATCCGGCTGCAAGATTGCTTGTGTGTTTTCAGTAGATCTGCTAGGTGCGTGTGGATTTGTTCTCGCACCGCGTTGTACTGCTTGACAAATCCCGCGTGCACCTTGACGTCGTGCAAATAGTCCACCTTTGTACGCCAGATGCTCAGGTCAATCTTCCAATCAGTCACGCTTGTGGTTCCTTGGCCAGTGACCACAAGTGTTCCCGAGTCTTTGTCGTACGCAACAAACGCTTGAGCGTCGGTGGTGGTGTCCTCGAGAAAAATGCCGTCAATATCACGCGAGTACGCTTTGTTTGCATACTTTGCAGCCAGCTGAATAGTATTCTTGTGACGATTCGGAATCATCATGCGTACCTCTGATTTGCAAATAAGTTTTCACTTAAAGACGCAAAATGCCTAAAGGCAAACGACACGGGCATGTTCATTAACAACTTTCTGAAGTATCTCTCTAGGCGCGCAGCAAAGGAGGCTGTTCAAGACCCCTTGCACCTCATGGAGTTGGGAGCGGGTAAATTTACACGGCTGACAAAGGTGGTCGTTGTGAAGCGCTAATTACACTAATGACCTCAGCAGCGCGTCGCATCCGCCAATAAACTCTCGATTGGATCCAAACACGATGGGGACTGTTTTGTGTACGCTGTTTTGCGGCAAGGAACCATTTGCTCGGAGCATAGCTATCGTTGCAACTGTATCACTAATAAAGTTCACTTTGTGCTGGATTTTGCGACCTTCCAATGCAGCAATGGCTTTTTTGCAAAATGGGCATTTTGACTTGGCATAGACTACAAACATCTTGTACATTTATTGTGTATTTTTTAGGACACACTACGACGAGTCATACCCACTGTGCGCAATGTCAAGACCAACAAAGTAGGTATCCTTTCGAATACCACCATTGTACTCCTTTGACACACCATGCTCCGCTGTAATATTGTGTTGGGAAAACGGGCCCATGTAAAAGTCAGGATTGAATCGGTGCTTTTCGTAGTTGTTTGCGCGACAGTGCTCGTTGAAGGCGGACACGAAAACCTTTTCGGGAATGTGCTTATTCGGGTCCAAACACACGCTGCCTGAAAGCAGAAAGTGAATGAGCGGATTTGTCGCCTTTGCAAGTTCACGCTGTGTGTCAGCAAAGTACGACGGAAGAATGGTCCAAATACTGTCACGTCCATGCTTTGCAGCCATTGCAAGGTACAGCTTGTTGCACTTTTGAATCAATGCAGGCATTTCGTGCTGAATCTTCTTCCCTAGTAGCAGGTCGCCCTTGTGCACCTTTTTGGTAAACCGGAGCGTCACAAGGCGACGCTGAATGCTACCTGCATTGTCAATAAAATCTGGACACTCGTTACCCGCCATGACCCCAGGAATGACCCAATTTTCGAACCGACTCGCCTTGCACTTGATGTTGATCGTCACCTTGTCGCCACTCACAATGCTCTGAAACTCACCCTGCTCAATGCTGAAGTCGCGCTTGATTTCAGGCGCAACGTACAACAGCCGATCCACCAGATCACTGAGCCCAAATTTTTTCTGAATGTTGTTTGACATAATCCCAACGTCTTCTTCGTCATAGAGCTGCTTGCATACACTCATTGCATACGTCGACTTGCCTGTGCCCGCCTGCCCCTGGACAAAGAAAATCACCTGCCAACCGTCCAGCTCGTCAATCTCGTATATCAGCCTGCCTGTAAGAATGTACACCCACTCCATGACATCCTCCGGAATGCCCTGATACTTGAAAATAGAGTCAAAGTGAGGCGTCTCGATATCCTGAGCGTTCGCTGCCGGAACAAAGTCGTTGTCAAAGTACTTTGCAGCAACAACGCCGTCTGGAATATTCTTGTACTCTTCGCTGGCGTATTCCACAAATCGGTCCTCCTTTGCAAAGTAGATTCCGTTGCGAAACGAGAATATGCGACGATCACGAGTAAGGTTGGGGAATTGCTTATCGCTGCAGTGCGTCAAAAACTCGGTGGCGCTCCGCACAGTGTCGCCCCGAGCCGTCACGTTGATAAACTGATCATAATTCGTCTCCTTGCACACACAATCGTAAATAATGTCAGAGATTGTCCCAACGAATGCCCATGCATGCGTATTGAACCCGTTTGCTGTGACAACCTTGTAGACGTTTCCACTGTATCGCGCGTACTTTCGCTTGTGAAAGGTACCTAGCACATACAGCAAAAAGTTTTGGTACTTGCTGTTTTCTGCAGGATCAATTGCTCTGAAACGAAACAGCGAGGCGTCCGCATTGTCTCGAAAATCCACATTGTGATCCATGAGCTGAGCAATGCGTGATCCGCTGACGCACATATTTTGACAATAGTACACGATTTCTAGTACCCGATTCATGCGTACGTGCGTTTCAAAGTCACACGCGTCGCTCTTGATTTCGTTGTAGCAGTCCACAAGCGCGTCAACGTGCTCCTTGAAAACCTCTTGAATGTGCTCAGGCGAATCTGAGTCCTTTAGTCCGACTGCCCCCCATGCGTACTGTGCAATCTGGGTGCAATCTGACACCTTGTGGGGGTTTTCCGGCGACACCCCCCAAAGCTTTTCAAACTTCTCAAGCGCGTCCATTAGATACTTTTCTAGACGTGTACCACTCTTAAGCACTGTTCATTGCTGTGTGCATTGGCCCGTAGATTCTTTATTGTGGTCAAATCCGCCGCTGGGTTCCATTCTCATGACCTGTCCACTGAGCGTTGCTTGTTTTCCATGCAACGCGTCAAGGATGCTATCGTCTTGCTTGACGAGCACGGACGGGAAATCAATGTTGCACTTTACGTATAGATTGCCAAACCCCTTATTTCCATTTGGCATTCCGAGCCCCTTTACGCAAAATACACTGTTTGGCTTGATCACGTGGCTACTCGTGAGAACATAAGCACTGCCATCCAGGTGAGCGTATTGTGCAGCTGCACCAGTGAGAGCGTCGTACAACGGAAATACGTGCTCCATTATCAAATGGTGCTCTTTACGCTTTAGTCGAGGGTGCTCATTCTGTTGGAGCACAAGCAGCAGATTGTCATGTTGTTTCGCAGAGTGATTGTAGTCGCCCTTTCCTGACAGCATGATTTTCTCACCACTTTGCGTCCCCGGCTTGATGTCCAACGTAACCTGCACAGTTTCCTGAATTGTTCGCTGCCCATTGCACATGCTGCACATGTAGTCTGACCGAATGTATTCACCCACGCCCTTGCAGCACGGGCACGTACCGACAACCTGCTGAGAAAATCCTGGCATTGTACTTATGTACCGTCGAATGCGACCGGTACCCTTGCACTCTTCGCACTGGATTGGTGGAACTGTGCTTCCGTTTCCGTGGCACGATACACAACACCCGTTTCGCGTAATCTGAATTACTTTCGACTTGCCAGCATATAAGTCTTCCAGTGAAATTTTCAGCACCACCTGACGACACTGAGGACGTGCGCTAAATGACGAGAAGGGATCTTCGCTGCCAAAAAAGTTGCGAAACACATCGAACGGATCACCGCCTCCAAACGGATTGCTGCTCTGTCCGTTTGCGCCTAGGGACCCCATGTCATATGCTCGGCGTTTCTTTGGATCACTGAGAATTCCAAATGCATGAGAAATCTCTTTAAACTTTTCTGGACTCCCCCCCTTGTCCGGATGGTGCTTCATAGCCAGCTTGCGATACGCCTTTTTTACGTCGCCGTCGCTGGCATTTTTTTCAACACCCAGCGTGTCATATAGGTCAGCCATATACGACTATTGTACATAAAAAAGCAAATTACCCTTAAGTCTTAAAGAAGTTCGCTCACGAGATCCCAGCAGTGGGCAATTTCGTTTGGTGCTGGCATTGATTCCAGTGATCCAAGTGACGCACTCATAAGGAGCGATTTGTATGAATCGTCAACGTGAAACGTTTTGGTGCACAATGGCTTTCGCGAATTCTCATAGTATTCATAGATTCCCTGGGGCTCTATTTGAAATGAATGGGTACCCTCTTTCGAAATAATCAAAATAGAATAACAATCACGAGGCATTTTGTATCCAATATCAAAAACTAGCTTAATGTTATCTACACGTGTTTCGCAGCGACCTTGCGTTGGGATTTGTAGCGATCCGGTGTAACCCATGTGCGTACTAAGGGTACAATCGCGCAACTTAAATGGCACCACCGTGTCTAACACACTGATCCGAGTGGACTGACACAGATGGGCCAACATTGACGAAATCACAAAGAGACCGTGAGGCTGCAAGGGGTTATGCACAATTCCGTACGTTTCAGACTCGTGACCAGCCGTGCTATGTTGCGTCCACTTAATGAGTTGAATATCATCATAGTCCACAGAATACGCTGCAAGATCTGGAATAAATTTGTGCATGTAATGACTGGCATAAACAATAGTATTGTTTTCACATATGTAGCTGTGCATATCTTTGAACGATTGACCATCACACGAAAATGGGGGCTCCACTAATAGCGGAATGGATTTTTCTGTATTTTGAAGTGCGCGCTCTACCAGTTCATGATTTTCTTCAGTGAACCCAGCGGGAAGATATGCAAACCTCGCAAGTTTCGAGTTGCGAGAAACCATGGGCAGCTTCAACGACTTGGCTGCGGGTATAATTTGCGTTTTTGCACGAATGCTCTGTGGTGCGAATACAAGCATACAGTAGTTTAATATTACTGGAAGAAAAAAGTTCGCACGCGATCGTAATGAATGACAAAATAGGCTACACACGCAGCAACGTATTGTGTGGCAAGTGCGAATTGTACGATCAACAACGATCTTTTATACGAGTCTGACCGTGACTGCATGAGCAGCTCAGTCCGTTCAGCAGCCTGGCGTGCCTGCTGAGCAGTCTTGGCTGTGCGTCCAATTTTATAATTGATGGACTCGATAGCCTGGTCTGACACGGGCATAGGGCGTAACCGGTTCTCCCAGTGCGACTCCTTCATACAACAATGACATTGGCATATCTTAAGTAATTTTGTAGGGGACTTTATGAATCTCTTTAACGCACCGCTTTGGTACATTGCATTCAAAAGAAATGAAAAATTAGAGTTGCAACTGCGAGAATATGGGTTTAAGAATATTAATCATTTCCCTGCAGTGAATGGCAAGGCATTAGATCCTGATGTGCTGCTTAGATCCCGCAAATTATCACTACGTGCACATTGGGACTTGAAATTTGGACGAGATCAGCACCAAGGCATTCCCACCATGGGTGGTATTGGCTGTGCTCTGAGTCATTATTCGCTTTGGGAACTATGTATTCGACAGAGACACCCGTACATGATCATTTGCGAAGAGGACGTGCTGATTGAACGTATGAATGCCAAACAAGTGCATAGCATAGAAAACCACATGAGTCAAGATACATCCATATTTGTCACTGTTCAAGTAGACCACAGCGAGGAGATTAAGTTCTTCGGAATGCAGCTCTACTTTATTTCTTTGAGCGCATGTGTTGAGTTGTTGAATGACGCTTACCCCATTGATGTACAGGTAGATTCATACATTAGCTACAAGTCTCATCTTGGACATATTTCATTAAAGGGGGCGCGCATGACTAAACAATCTTCTCACGCTTCAAGTATTCAAGACACGTGTGTGCCGTGTGTTACGTCGTATGCCTATAAAAAAGGTAAGCGTACAGCTAGTCTCAGTACATCCGTTCTGTATTTGATTTTTATTGGAGTGATTCTCGTACTGTTGTACACGAGGAACATAAAGAAGACACGAGTCAAATAGCTAATGAATACGTTTCAAGCAGTTTCGTGGCATGCCAACGACCATGAAGGGGCGTATCGTATATCTATTTTTGGACGCAAAGAGGACGGAAGCAGTATATGCTTACATACGAATTTCAAACCCTTCTTCTTTGTAGAGCTTGGGAATGGCGTGAGTTCCGATCTCGTATCGGACACCCTGCACTCTCGAGTGGGAAACGATTTGGTAAGTTGTTCAGTGGTGAAGCGGAAGAAATTCTACGGATTTACAAATGGTCAGCATTTTCAGTTTGCAAAGGTTGTCTTCAAAACACACCGTGCGTTTAAAATGGCATTGAGCAAGCTGCGGTATCCAATTGATACTGGCCGTGGCAGGCGCAGAGTTGAGTTGTACGAGGCAAATTTTGATCCAATGCTGCGCTTCTGTCACATTCAAAACATTCGCCCAGCCGGTTGGGTCACTGTTGACACAAACGAATGCCAGGAATGTGAGCCCACGACGTACGTTGATATAGAATTGTCAGCATATAGCTGGAAGTCTGTTGTAGGATCATCAAAAGAATCTGTTGCACCGCTCGTACAGGCTTCATTTGACATTGAGACGTACAGTCACGACGGCGGATTTCCCGATCCATTGGACAAGCAGTGCCCATGCATTCAGATTGCCACAACTTTGCAAAAATATGGCGAGCCCGAGCCGTACAAACGCCACCTGCTGAGCTTTGGGTCGTGCGACGCAATTGAAGGGGTGGACGTGGTAGAGTGCTCGACGGAGCGCAGACTGCTTGAGCGCTGGACGGAGCTGGTGCGGGACGAAGGGGTTGACATTTTAATCGGGTACAACATATGGGGATTCGACTTGAATTACATGTGGCAGCGTGCAAAGATTACCAATGCATTTGGATTCTTTGAGCTCGGTAGGTTTCACGACAAGGATTCTGATTGCAAAGCGGCTGCGTTCAGCTCGGGTGCATACGGCGATTCCGATTACATGATGGTTGATACGATTGGCAGGTTTCAGCTGGATCTGCTTGTTGTTATGAAGAGAGAGCACAAGTTGTCGTCGTACAGCCTAAACGCAGTTGCAAAGCACTTTCTGAATGACGCAAAGGTTGACATGCCGTACAAAGAGATGTTCCGCAAGTACAAGGGATGTTCAGCGGATCGCAAAGAGATTGGTGTGTACTGCGTGAAGGATACGGACATTCCGCTGGCGCTGGTGAACAAGCTTGCAATTGTACCAAACATGGTGGAAATGGCCAAGGCAACGTGGGTTCCATTGAGTTTTCTGATTGAGCGCGGACAAGGGATCAAGGTTTTCAGTCAGATTCTGCAAAAGACGCGCGAGGAAAATATGGTGGTGGTGACTCTGAACAAAGATTGGCGCTGCAATGAGTGCAAGAAGTTTAACAACTCGTTTGCCAAGGAGTGCAAGCACTGCGGAGTTGCCAAGCCAGCTGAGGCTGCATACGAAGGCGCTACGGTGCTGCATGCAAAATCGGGAGCATATACTGATACGCCAATCACGGGCCTAGATTTTGCGTCACTGTACCCCACCATCATGCGGGCCCACAACCTGTGCCACTCTACAATCATCTTGGACGAAAAGTATGCAGGATTGGACGGTGTCGAATATATGACCAAGGATGGACACACATTCGTGCAAAACGTAGAAGGAATTCTGCCCAAAATGCTTCGGGAGCTTGCAACGAATCGCAAGCAAGCGAAAAAGGCAATGGCGAGTGCTACCGATTCGTTCATGCAGTCGGTATACAACGGGAAGCAGCTCGCATTCAAGGTGAGTATGAACAGCATTTATGGGTTCTGCGGGGCGCTCGTGGGAATGTTGCCGTGCAAGCCGGTTGCTTCGTGCACTACGAGTATTGGCCGCGAAATGATTTTGCAGACAAAGACGCTGGTGGAACAGTGGTATCCCGGCGCTGACGTTGTGTATGGCGATTCGGTCACTGCAGACACACCAGTGCTTGTGAAGTACGACGACACACATGAGGTGAAATACGTTTCGATTGACATGGTGCAGCCTAGCGTACAATGCGACGGTACAAACAAAGGATATGCACCCGTGTCTGGGATCAGTGTCTGGTCTGATCTAGGTTGGACTAAGATTCATTCGATTATGAAGCACAAGCTGGATCCAGTGAAAGGGTTGTATCGCGTTCACACTACCAGCGGGTTTGTTGACGTAACAGGTGATCATTCCTTGATTACCAGAAGTGGCCGCGAAGTGAAGCCAACGGAATTGCATGCAGACTCGTGTCTCTTGACAGCCTTTCCAGAAGCAAAAGACGGCTCCCGACAGTTGTTGTGTGGTGCATATTCGGTGAATGATTCCGTGACAACTGGGAACAAAGTATTTGCTGCAAAAATGTTTGGAGCAAAGCGGGCTGCTGGAGTGAAGCCACTGGTAATGCTGGATAGCACTGGGCGCATTCACATTTCTGCCAATCTCACTCGCGAGAAACTCAAATGGCTCGATCCTCATAAGATTTGTGACGGATTTGTAGTTCACGTTGAACAACTCCCAGCACCAAGGGACTCGTACGTGTATGACTTGACGACTGAAAATCACCACTTTCACGCTGGAGTAGGCAATATTATTGTCCACAACACAGACTCTGTTATGGTGAAATTTGACACGGGCTCGAAAGGCAAGGATGCGCTTGAAAAGTCTTTTGAGCTTGGTGTGGAAGCGGCGGAGCGAATCAGCGCAACGTTCAAGCAGCCTATCGAGCTTGAGTTTGAAAAGGTGTACATGCCATACCTGCTATTCAGTAAGAAACGATATGCTGGATTAATGTACACCGATCCAAAAAAGCCAGATTATATTGACGCCAAGGGGATTCAGCTTGTTCGGCGAGATAACCCTCCGTTTGTTAAAGAAGTTTCAAAGAAGGTGTTGGATACAATAATGTACAAGCTTGACATAGATCTCGCTGCAAATATTGCAAGGGAGGCTGCAGCGCAGCTGCTTCGTTACGAAGTTCCGATTGATCAGCTTGTGATTAGTAAGAGTTTGAAGCGAATTGGCTATGTGCCTGATATCAACGACGTCCCAGAGGAAAAGCGAAAGACGTGTATTAAATGCAATGGGTTCTACCTGACACACGAGTACTCAAATGCAAATCAGCCACACATTACGGTGGCGCGAAAGCGAGAGGAGCGCGAAACAGGAACTGGGCCTCGCTCTGGTGATCGCGTGCCATATGTGTTCGTTGAGACGAAAAATCCACGGGACTTGCAATTCATGAAGGCTGAGGACCCAGACTACGCAAAGGCGAATGACATCAAGATAGATGTTGGATATTACCTTGATCATAGCCTGCAGAGTCCTTTGACCTCATTGTTTTCGTTGTTTATGGACGATCCGGCAGCTGAACTATTTGGAAAATCACAATTGGAGTTTACGATTCGCAAGAATCGTCAAGTTGACATTTACAAGTTTCTTGGCATATAACAATGAAATACTTTGTAGTGACCAAGCCATTTGTTAAGTCCCAATGTAGATATTTTACAATGAAAAACAAAATGGGCGCCAGTAGAATTTTGGCGTTCGACTCAAAAGAGCTTGCTACATCTTTCAAAAAGTACGCAGTGTACCACAGGAGTGCGTTCGGATCGTGGCCGGTACTAGATGCAAGCAATACGGACAGTGTGCACTTGAGTTCTGAAAAGTGCAAGCTGACACAACTGGTTGATAAGCACGTTCACGTTATTGGTTGGGAAGACGTAGACTTTAGCGTGCCTTTCATCACGGGAACCTTCTTTAAGTTTGACGAAGAGCTCAACGTACACTTGAGGCTCACAGAAAACACCAACGCCGAAATTGATCTTGCAAAAACCCGTTGTATGTTGGAAAAACTGTTTTAATTTATTATTTTTTACGGGCTCACGTAAATGCATTGTATATGAATGCTCAATGGTCTCGACCTGTTCTCGGGGATCGGGGCAATGTCAATCGGATTGTCCGGATTTGTCAAAACGGTTGCGTACTGTGAGAAAAATGCAAACGCCAGAAAAGCGCTCCGTGCAAACATGCACAAAGGACTCATTGACGAGGCACCCATCATCGAAGACGTCAAGCTTGTCAACAAGAAAACAATTGGGAATACACGAATTGACATCGTATATGGAGGATTCCCTTGTCAAGACGTTAGCAACATTGGGAAAAAGGCGGGACTCCGCGGTGACCGTTCGGGACTTGTGTACGAAGTATTCCGAATCGCTGAAGAATTTAAGCCAGGATTCATTTTTCTCGAAAACACCGTCGGTATCCTCAACAACGGCTTGGCAGAAATCCTACAGCAACTTGCCCTTCGCGGGTACAATGCGCAATGGAATGTGGTCTCAGCAGCCATGTTTGGTGCACCTCAAGAGCGAAGGCGTTGGTTCCTCCTGGCCACAAAAGCCCGTTGCCATATTGGACCCTCGCCACAGCTTCAAAGAATCTCAAAAGGCACAACTGGCTATATTGAAACATCCAATAAAACTCAAGAGCTGGGCAACTCCAAGGGCAAGCAATCAAGGGAGATCGTACGTCCTGACGGAACGCACGGCAAGGGACCTTCACACACAGGTGGCGTTCTCAGCTGGAAATCCAAAAATTGGTATGATCGTGAACCCAGCATGGATCGAATGGTTAATGGGAGTTCCAATTGGACTGTCAGATATGGTCTCTTAGGCAACTCAGTGGTACCCCAATGTGTACGATTGTCATTTCTTTGGTTGCTGTGCGGTCACAGCTGAAATATATTTTATGCACAATTGCAGTATGAGCAAAATATTCGTTTCTATTGCTGCCTATAAAGATCCGTGCATTTTTGACACTATTAAAAACGTGTACGATTCTGCCAAACACAAGGACAATCTTACATTCGGAATTTGCGTGCAAGACTCTGCAGAAGTCTGTGCAAGGCTTAAAGAGTCATTTTCAGGTAATCAGTTCAAATTTCTTGAGGTGCCTGAAGGTAATACACAAGGTGTATGTTGGGCGCGCTCGTGTATTCAGAAGCTCATTACAAGCGAATCGTACTATCTTCAAGTTGATTCCCACACGCGATTGTGCACCCACTGGGATCAAGTTTTGCTGCTATTGATTACCAAGTGCACAACAAAGAAGTCGTTGATTTCTTCAAGATTGACACCAATGGACATGTCAAATTCCAAAAAGAACGTTGTGTGTGACGATTGTGCATATTATATGAGTTGCGAACAATTTGCAAACCAAAACAAGGTACTCTATTTCCCAAAAGCAATCAAACAAATGTCACCAACTGTTCAGCACTGGCACACTGTATCTGCCCACTTTATTTTCGCACACACCGATTGGACGCGCGACGTTCCTTACGACCCTGATATGTACATGGACTCAGAAGATAGCTTGGCGTTGCGTACGTGGACCCACGGTTGGGATGTGTACTACCCTAACATTAAGATTGGATATCATTACTATGATCGTTCAGACGCGAGATTCATTTACGTGGACGACCCAGAATGGAAACAGAAGCAAGAAATTGCAATGAAGAAAATGGAATCTATCGTTCACACTCAAGAAATGTTGGGGTCTGTACGAACACTTGAATCATATACCGAGTATACTGGAATCGACTATGCACAACACCGTATATCCACTCCGACAACTACAATATCAGATTATCACGAATATATTCGCAAGGGTACTAACGGGGTTATGATAACAAGCGGAAAGGTGCACCCACTGGTGCGCAAAAATCACGAAAAGTTTTGCAAATACCACAACATCTCATACGTGATGTACACAGAGCCGCAACCCAGATCGCTTTTAAGTAATTACGAGGAAGTTGGAAAGCTAACTATGTATGCACACCCTGGTGTAATGTTTCTATGCAAAACTACCTGTTCAGAATTTCTCTTGCGTCGCGACGTGAACCTTGCGTTTGTTGGAGCGCGGACTGCGGACGACTCGTTTTTAGTTGCGTCAACTCGTTACAAAAACTTGAATCCGGACGTTCGATATGCTGTACGCGACTACACGTTCTGGGGAGATTTCTTACAAAATGTGAGCGAAAAGGATGAGCGCAAAATGATGAAGATTAATAGGCTTGCAAGGGTCAAGTAAACACCATTTTTGGTGCAATGTTCATACTCATCAACTCTTGAAACAGGAGCTTGCACGCATATGGTATCGTAAGGGTGGTGCAGTATTCACTCGACTTGCAACCATTGCACATTGATACGTTGTTACTTGCGTCATGTATTGCCATGTAGCCGCACTTTTTGCACACGCACGTTGTGAATGCGTCAGACTGATCAATGAGACGCTCTTTCAAAAAGTTGGCGGCTCCGTGAGAAATGCAGCAGTCGCGTTCCATTTCGCCAAAGCGCAAGCCACCTCCTCTCGATCGCCCCTCAACCGGCTGCCGTGTAAGAATCTGAACCGTACCCTTTGCGCGGCCGTGCACCTTGTCACACACCATGTGCTTCAGTCGCTGATAGTACGTCGGTCCAATGAAAATTTTCGCTTCGAGTGGCAAGCCTGTGTATCCGCAGTACATTCTTTCAGATCCTTGGCGTTGATATCCCAAGCGCTCCAGCTGATCTGCAATCTCGTCCGCAGTATTGTGATCAAATGCAGTGGCTTGTTGCGACTCTCCTGAAAGAGATGCAGTTTTGCCCGCAATGCATTCAATGAGCTGAGCAATGGTCATTCTGGACGGCAAAGCGTGAGGATTAACAATAATGTCAGGCACTATTCCCTCTTCAGTGAATGGCATGTCTTCGTTTCTGAGGGTGATTCCGATTGTGCCTTTTTGTCCGTGGCGGCTTGAGAATTTATCTCCAATTTCCGGAGTTCTCGTGGAGCGCACTTTCACTTTTGTCATGAGATTGTCATTCTCGGTGCTTGTGACCAGTACACTGTCAACCATGCCGCTTTCGTTATGCCGTAGTAGGGTGCTGTAATCCTTCTTCACCTTGCCACCCTCAGTTGGATTGGAAAAAGTGCTCGTCTTGCTAATAACTACCGCCTCGTTTTCTAGGAATTCACCAGGGCCAGCAATTCCGTCTTCGTCAATGTGATCATATGACGTAAACTTCATACCAACGCATTCCTCGGAGCTGCTCCGCTCAATCACATCCTTGCAATTTGACCCATACTGCTTCGACTCGTCTTTGTATGTGCGATAAAAGTGGGATCGAAACATTCCCTTGTCAATTGCAGACTGGTTCATGATGAGCGAATCTTCCTGATTGTAGCCACCATAGCAAGCGATTGCAACAATTGCGTTGATACCACTTGGCATGTCGTCAAATTCTAATACGTCGTGTGCAGCAGTTTTCACAAGGGGCTTCTGGGGATACCACAGCACGTGCGATAGCGAGTCAAAGCGATCCTTGTAGTTTGTTGCGTAGTGCCCCAGTGCCTGCTTGCACATGGCTGACTGATAGACGTTTCGTGGAGCTTGATTGTGATTTGCATATGGAATCATTGCTGCGCATATTCCTAGCATGAGCGACGGGTGAAGCTCGCAGTGTGTAAAGCTAAGGTGTGCACCACGATCAAGCAGATCATTGGCGTCAAATGCAATGAGGGCGTGATCCTCTTCGCAACAGTCCAAGAATTCAACAACACCGTGCTTAATCATTGACGTCCATGTGGTGTGTTTGTCGCAGTCGTACAAAATCTCATTATCTTGCACCACAAAAACCGGCCGACAACAACGCCCAGAATCTGTAAATATGTGCAGCGTTTTATGCTTAATGTCGTGCGAGATCCCCGTGTACTGGCTAATGTCACAATTCAATTTGAACTTTTTGAGCGCTGCTGCAACATGTAGTCCGTCATTGTGTACGCCTAGGTAGTATCCGTTCACAAACACTTTACAGTCGTCTACTGAAATTCGTCCAGTAGTAATGTCATTGACACCAATCTCCAAAAGTTTGGTCCTCACCAGCTCTGATGAATTGTACGGAGATACGACGCATGTTAGGGCAAGGTTCTTTGTGAGCCCGCACCCCTGCCCTTCAGGCGTTTCACACGGGCATATCCGAAACGCTTGCGAGCCGTGAAGTAAGCGAGGGGCGGTCAATTTGCCGTCTTTGCCAACAGGGGAAGCCACACGACGCAAGTGGGACAATGTACTGAGGTACGATTGCCTATTCAGTACCTGCGCAACACCACTGCGGATACCAATTGCTGTATTTGTTCCCCAGTTTCCTGTGGCAAGTGCATACTTGAGACCGTTTGTTATGTATTTTGGTTTCAATGCACTCACAACGCTAATGGTGCCGTGCTGTTCAAACGTCTTTTGTACTGTAGACGCAAAGTCTCTACTCACCTTTTTGAAAATCTGCCTGAAGAGTCCGCACAGAAGATTTCCTGGCAAGTCTATGCGTTTGTTTTTAAAATGATCACGATCGTCCACCGCTCGAATACCAATAAAACAATCCAGAATCTGCTGAATCATGTACGCATACATGTGCGCTTTGCGGGAAAATTCTGCAACGTGGGGGAGAAAATACTTGTGCAGCGCAGCGTCTATTGCCCCGTCTCGCAGTGAAATTTTAGTGGCAATGTAATCGCGTACGCTTTGATCTTTCAACTCTTGATCGCGGTGTTGTTTTGAATAATACAAGACATTTTGCACCTTTCCATCGCGGTTCCAGTATTCTGCAAAGTCGTCTGCACTAAATCCAAGTAAATCAAATAACATCAATGCTGGTATGTCGCTCTTTAAAAATGGCGCCTGTGCAATCAACTTGTACTCACCAACCCCTGACTTTAATAGCAGCAACTTCAACGTGCTTGTAGATCTCATCGAGTCTTCATATACGCTGCGCATTTCAGCTTCGTACACAATTTTGGTTTTTTGCTTGTCAAAAACGTATACGCAATTATTGTTCATTTTCTCATGGCTCACAATCACCTTTTCAGTGCCCGAAACTATGAAATATCCGCCTGGATCTTTGGAGCACTCGTTTGATTGCTCAAGTGGGGTATTGACCAGCCTGCAATAATCCGATCGCACCATGATTGGTAGTTTTCCAAGCTCGCAGCGCTCATACAGCTTTGTTTCGTCGTTGTGTTTAATCTCTATATCGACATACAAATTTGCACTGTATGTGAGATTTCGCAAACGCGCCTCGTGTGGCGTGATATGCAATTGCTGACCATTGCTTTCCGTATGGTTCACCTTGTCAAGGCTGACAGCTTTGAAGCGAATGGTGCATTCATCGTCGTGTCTGTTGCACACAATGCTGTCTGATTCGTCAATAATTTGTTGTAGCAAATGACTCACAAAAAAGTTGAACGAATGAATCTGGTGATCAACCAGCGTAGTTGCATTAAAGTATTCTCGCACAGGTTCCATGGCATTCAAGAGAATGTATCGTTTAAGCTCTTCGTCGTGAATGACTTTTCTCAAGTTGTGCGCCTTGAGATTTCAGATACGTGAAGGCCTGTACTATGGGGCTATTTTTGGTGAAAAATATCGGGTGCTGATGGTATGACAAAGATCTATATTCCGCGACTGCCACCTGTCTGCATACTCTCCCGAACGCTAAGAGACAACCCATTTGTGCGAAACACGCTCATTGTTCACAAAGACACGCCACGTGCGTCAGCTCGATTCAGCTGGTATGATCCATACAGTATTCAGTGGGTGCCCCGTGACTGGCTACGTGAAACAAAAAGTGATCTCGTGTATTACTTTAGTCAGTGAGTTTCAGCACGATATCAATATTGTCGCCAAATAGTATTTAAATGCACCATGGAGTCTGCCTTTGTATTAGAGTCTATGAAAGCAGCCGTTCAACAAAACAAAATCAACTGGATAGATGTATCCGTAATGCTGGGTGAGTTGTCCAAGGCGTTGCGTTGCAGGCAATGCAATGTGAGCAACTTGCTGATTAACGTCATTGAGTACAACTTGCAAATAGCAGCTGTGTACGATATACCAATGACACGGGCGTGGAACGAGTGGCAAATAAAGGCACTTGCCAAAAAATACACTTCACTCTGATAGGTAATTTTCAATTTCTAACACAACTTTTTTGCTTACTGCGCGCTTTGACTTGCGCTTCTTTTTCCAGCCGTCTAGGAATGAATAATTGTGTTTAGACTGTTCCAACAGCAAATCTTGCTCGCGGCGTTGAAATTCTTTTTCGTTTTCTACTGAACATTCGCTATCAGACATATACTTGAGTGGGAAAATTTTACACTGACAGACGCTTAAGAAGATTATCTTTTTCATATACAGTAATGAATCACCATCTCGATCACGCAATCATTACTCTACGCAACCCCAATGCGACCAAAAATAAGCCGCGGATACCGAGCTCAACTGATATCGTTCGCAAGCCGCAGCAGTTCACTGGCCCTCGCGACGTTGATATTGAAACACGCCCAGTGAAGCACATGTCAAAAGCGCTGGCGCAAAAAATGGTGCAAACGCGTACAGGGCTGCAGCTGAATCAAGGACAGTTTGCTCAGAAGCTGAATTTGAATGTTGTAGTTATACAAGAACTTGAAAAGGGTAAGCTTGCCAGCGCTGAGGCAAACAAGATTGCAAACAAGGCGCAGTGCGTCTTCAAGTTGAAGATTCTTTGACCTGTATAAAGGCTCTGGGGTTATGTACATATAATGCACCTTGAGCTCATTATTGGACCAATGTACTCTGGAAAAAGCACAGAATTGGTGCGGCGCTGCAGCAGATATGACGCTATAGGAAAACATGTGCAAATTGTCAACCATTCGCTCGATTCGCGCTGTAGCGAGCACTCCGTGCGTACACATCGGGGGGCAGAGTATCCAGCAGTAAAGCTTCAGCAGCTGAAAGATTCGTTTGAATTCCTGCCAGATGTCATTGGAATAGACGAGGCGCAATTTTTCCCAGATTTGTACGAGTTTATCCTTAGCATTGACGATTCAGACACCATTGTCATTGTATCTGGACTGGACGGTGATTTTCGCAGGCTGCCGTTTGGTGACATCTTGAGGTGCATACCGCTATGTGACAGCGTGACAAAGCTGAATGCAATGTGCGCTTTGTGTTCCAATGGCACTCCTGGTATTTTTACAAAGCGCCTTACGCACGATCAAGCGCTTGTGTGTGTTGGGGCGCAAGATTCGTATAGCGCAGTGTGTAGAAAGCATTATGCTACTATTCCTTCCAGCGATTGCCACACGAATGACACGTGATAAAGTTGGTCATTGGCTCGTCTGCGCTGCGAGTCTGAAGGCTGTAGAATGACGTCTTATTCTCCTTGCACTTCCCGCATTTGAACAAACCACTGTTGTCTTCTAAGGTCTCCTTATCATGCAAGAAGCTGCGAAGTGCGCGCTGCTCAATTTTATCAATGATGGGATCCCAGAGCTCTGGAAAAAGTTCAGCCGCGCTCATTGACGGAAGCTGTTTTATGGAGATCTCCTTGTCTTGTATCTTCTGTACAAACGATTCGTTATAGGTGTTGCGAAGGTTTCCAAGAATGAATCGCGCCTTTGATGTGTACAGTTGGGCAAAGCGCTGATCAGACCAGCTTCGCGAAATACAGCGTTCAGTTGCCATTGCGATAGCCCAGTTGTATACGAGTTTCTCCAGCGCACCTCCCCGCAGTTCCCCTAGGACTTTTGCATAGTTGCTTGCAACTGCTTCCCGCTTAATAGCTGCACGTTCAGGGGTTAGAGCAACATGTTTCGGGGTGCGCGTGCAGCGCCGCGAGAACTCCTTGCTGAACAAACTTCTAAGTGTAGGGGCAACGATTGGATCGACCTCAACTTCATGGTCCGTCATTGTGTTTCCGAGGCTTTTACTTTGATCCATTCTTTGCCTTTAAGTGAAATATTTTTCATTTGTACATTAGTATAATGATTCCGAAACATGTGATTCAAATTTGGCTTCAAGGGAAATATGAATTGCCACCAAAAGAAGAAGGATTTACGAGACAAAATGAAGTTTTGTGCAATGCATATGGTTATTCGTACACATTTTATGATGATTCAATGATTCGGACGGAATTGCCAACGCAATTGCTTGAAAAATATGACGATACTGAGGTATTTGCACAAAAGTCTGATATTGCACGATATTATTTGTTGTATAAATATGGCGGTATTTACATCGACGCAGATGCGTTCATGATCAAGCCGTTCGACTCGGAAGTTTTGTCAAATGACTTTGTCATATGCGGCCATCCATACATTCCATGGAAAGTAAACAATGGCATTCTTGCGTGCTGCAAGCAGTCCAAGATAATGAAATTGATACTTGATCATGTGCTAGCCGCAGATAACAAATGCAAGCGCAACGATTTCTATTGTGTGCAAAACTCGACTGGTCCATGGTCGGTGGGTAAAATTTTCTTTGAAAACAGGGACACTGAAAATTCAAAATTACTGCCATACGAGTACTGGGAACCGTGCGTGGGAGGAAGATGCAAAATTTCCCCAAATACGCAAGTGGTGCATATACATTCACAAACCTGGATTAAGCATACTTGGCTGAAATACGCAGGAGTTTTGGTGGCACTGATATTACTATCGATAATCTATAGGCGAAATCGATCAAAATTTCACTTAAAGACCAAGAGCGTACAAAGATAAACACGATCGCAATGTCTCTCATTCGCTACTCAGCTCACGACATCAAGTGCTTTATGGTGGAGGCTGCAAAGGTTCCAAAGTGCCCCAGCGCCCCAATGAAGCCAAAGATGTCACCTAAATTGAAGCTGCTGCAATCACGTTGGCAGGCGCGTGCCGTGGTGCGCAATTTACTTCCTGCTCTCAACAATCCACACGACCCTTTGTATTGGGACGCTGTAGACACTGCAGAATCTTTGCTAGTTCGTCTGTAGATCATGAATTTATGTATGAAGCATGGTATGCAACGTGTTGAGTCTTCCAAAATCGACATGTTCACTATTGATAACTTTCTGACTCCCCAAGAATGCGCCCACTGTATCAAACAAATCATCAAGGGAAAAACAAAGAGCACCACATCAGACAGCAGTAATGTCTCAAAAGTTTCAGACTTTCGAACAAGCTCAACTGCTGCACTGTCGAAATCAGATCCAGTGATTGGGCACATTGAACGAAAAATATGTGACGCACTCAAGCTACCAATGGATTTGAGCGAGGGCATTCAGGGCCAGATGTATGAACCACAGCAGTACTTTAAGCCTCACACAGACTACTTTAATGAGGACGGGAGCGATTCTTACAAGCATCATACAAAAGATGTAGGAAACCGAACGTGGACATTCATGGTGTACCTGAACGCGCCGCTAGAAGGCGGCGAGACAAGATTTACAAGAATCGGAAAGTCGATCAAGCCCAAGCAGGGAATGGCGGTTTTCTGGAACAATAGACTGCACGGAAATCTTAACCCGGATTCAGAACACGAGGGAGTTCCAATAAAATCTGGATTCAAGTGTGTATTAACAAAATGGTTTCGGGAAAAGTCCCGCATTCCACGCAACGTATGCGGTCAAAGTTTTATAAAAAAACAAAAAATCGTGCTTTTACACTGGTATGGCCGCTTTGGAAACAGAATGTTCTTGTATGCATTTGGCTGCGCACTTGCAAAATATCACAATGTGACATTCTACTATCCAAGCAAATGGGAAGGTGATGAGTTGTTTGAACCGTGCGGATTTGCCAAAGCAATACCTGACGTGCTTCGTAAATACCTAACGGGGACAGATGAAAATTGCAGGGTTTCACAGCTAGATAACTATAAGCGCATAACTGGTGATTCTATTGAGTTTTTGGACACGCGTGGTGACTCCATACTTCATTGTACAAATTTCGCATTCTCAGACCTGCACTGTATGTATTTTGACAGGCTTTTCAAGCTCGTCAATACTTCTTTAATTAATCAGATTTTCAAGTGGAATTCAGCAGTAAGAGCAACTCAGCTATATCGAGCATTGCAGACTCAAAAAAGATTGTACGATGCTGCACATATTCGTATGGGTGACATTGCGCAGCCAACATACAACGGAGCGCATTCGCTAATATCACTAGATTGTTACAAGAATGCAATTGAAGAGTTCACGAACAAAGACCAAACATACATTGTTAGCGATGAAAGTTTGATTTGCAATGTCCCAAAGTCGTTACAGTTACATAAAAGTGTGGGACATAGATTTCAATATCCTGAAGGGGAAATCATGCAGTGTTCTGAAGTCATTTTCGATTTTTTGCCAGATTTACTTGTATTGACTCATGCTAGACGAATTATTCGTGCAAATAGTTCATTCTCGTTCTGGGCAGTGGCGTTATCAGGCCTCTCAGAATCGAACATTTGGTCTCCAGTCATCCAGAAGAAACCGCTCGAGCTGTCTACAAAATTTTACGAGCAGAAAAATACACAATTTGTCAATGGCAATCATTGCCACTTCATGGGACTGTTCGACGACATACGATTTGGAAGTTAGTAGTATAGGTGGCATGTGGTGCAGCGCCACGAAGCGCGATCGTCTCCTTCCTCATACTCACGCACGCGGAGTTGATGTGTACACATCAGTTGCACTTTACAGCAGATGTCTCTCTCAAGTTGCTGCAGTGCTAGCAAGCTATCTTGCATTTTTGCAATTTGGGTCTGTAGCTTGTCCCTGTGCTGTACTAGATAGTCCATTATCATGCTGAAATGTAAAATATTGACAACTTTAAGTCCGGGCAGCATGAAGGTTGAAGTATACGTGCGCTCGTTGGGAAGTTTTGAAAAGCACATGGGATCTGGGTTTGACGCTGTATTTGAATCCCGTGGCGTGAGCGAGCTATGGGAGCGCATGAAACCCATTTCGCGTGGGTTTACGTGCATGGCGTACGGCCATTCGGGCACTGGGAAAACGTACACAATATCCCATTTGATTGCAGCCCTTGTAAAATCACTCAATCACTGCGCCACATTAAGAGCAATCGAAATTTACAACAATGAACTGTACGACCTCTTGAATGGTCGCAAAAAGCTGCGAACGCCCAGTGGAGCAAGCGCCCAGATTTTCCGAGACGTCCCTGGATACAACAACGTCATGCAGCAGGCACAGCACAACCGCGTCGTTCGGGCAACAAATCTGAATCACAAGTCGTCGCGATCCCACGTCTTGTGGACAATTAGCAACGCTTCGTGCATTGTCAACTTTGTGGACCTTGCTGGCGCAGAGGCGCACAGTGGAGCCGAGTCTAGCCACATCAATACAAGCCTTTACTTTTTGCGCGACTCTATTCAGCGATTGCGAGCCGGAAAGAGCATTCAAGCTCGCCAGTCTAAGCTCACGTGGAGCATTTTTGAACGCGGGCTGCAGAATGTACCCCTGTATTGCGTGTGCACCGTAGATCCTCGAAACTCACACCACACAAAGCGCACATTGGAGTATGGAATGAGCGTAAAAGGGCTGAAACGGGTGCACCAAACTGCGCATAGCAGCGCTGTGATTGAAGCGCAAAAGTACATCACGCACACGAAACGCCTGTGTGAGCTCGAAACAAAGCTGGCATTGTCCGTGATTGCCAAACCTCACAAAAATGCGGTGAAACTGCTGCGGAGCGCGCTGCAACATAGACTGGAGGTGGTTCAGCACATGCTATCGCAGACGGCTTAAAAACTTTTTGCATTTGTATGATATGACGCCCCTTCAACAATTTTTACAGTCACATAGAGGTGAGCAAGGGGATAAATTTTCAAATGCAGGCCTCCCGCCAATGAAGGGGCGTTGGAGCATAGTCAAGGAAGAGTACCCAGAGTTTCTCGCTCTATATGCACACGCGATCGAATCAGGGGACGCCTTGACTTTTACAGAACTGCATGACGCGATTAGTCCAGTCGTGATCGACATTGATATGAAATTTCCTATTGACCTTGGGGTTATTCGAAAGTACACAGAGACGGACGTGGCCAACATTGTGCAGATGTATACGGATCAAATATCGCACTATTTTGATGTTGGCTCTGACGATATAGTGGCATACGTGTTAGAAAAGGAGTCTCCAGTGAAACAAGACGGGTACATCAAAGACGGAATTCACATTATATATCCGAAGATTGTCTCCAAGCCCGACGTGCAATATGAGATCCGTAACAACGTGATTGAACTTTGCAAGTCCAAGCAACTATTGGCCCACCTTAAATTTCAAAACAAGTTGGAAGATGTATTCGACGAAGCAGTCATCAAGCGCAGCGGTTGGATGATGTATGGCTCGGCAAAGAATAACAACTTTGCCTACAAGCTGACAAAGGTGTTTGACCACACGTGCACTGAACATCGCCCACAAGCGCTCAGTACGCTGGAGATTATCAAGCTATTTAGCATTCGGAATCACGAGACGGCAGCTACGGTAAAGGTGCCCATTCGACGAGCTGCACTCCCAGCTGCAACTGAACGAGTACAGCGATCGCATGAGAAGACTGATATTTCACGCAAAGAGGATTGCGAGCTTGCTGCCAAGCTCGTGTGGCTGCTAGACGCTGAGCGCGCAAATGGGAGGGCGACATGGATCGATGTGGGAATGGCGCTGTATCACACAGATCGCAACCTGATTGACGTATGGATACAGTTTAGCAAGCAAAGCTCAAAGTATGGGGACGGGGAGTGCGAGCGTCAATGGAAGTCGTTTGCAAAGTACCGAGGGGCTACGTTGACGATTGCAAGTCTAAACTTGTGGGCGAAAATTGATAGCCCAACTGAATATTACAACTTGAAGCGAGACTCGCTGCAGGGACTGCTCATGTCTTCCCTGGAATGCACTCACTTTGATGCGGCCAAGCTCATGCACGCCAAGTTTCAGTATCAGTACGTGTGCTCTAGTCTGAGATATGGCACTTGGTACGAGTTTCGGAATCACCGCTGGAACGAGATGCAAAAGGCGTGTGAGCTGCGAAAAGTGCTCTCTACGGATGTTGCAGCCGAGTATTATCGAATTTCCTCACAGTTTCGCAATCAATCAATGGAAAATCCAGAGGATGCTTCGCTCAAAGAGAAGCACAAAATGTGCGATCGAATGCTGAAAAACGTAAAAGACCGACGATTCAAGGATCAAGTTGTGAAGGACTGCGAGGATTTGTTTGACGACACTGCGTTTGAAAATAAGCTCAACTCGTATACAATGCTCCTCGGCTTCAACAACGGGATTTACGATTTAGAAAAGATGGTATTTCGAGATGGCCGGCCAGACGACTTTGTTTCATTCTCAACCGGGATCGACTACGTACCATTTGACGATGAAGACCCAGACTCTGTAGAAATGGTGGAGTTTCTCAAGCAGGTGTTGCCGGATCCCGACGTGCGGCGCTATGTGCTCAAGCTGATTTCATCCTTTCTCAGCGGAAAAACTGGGGACCAAAAGTTTCACATATGGACGGGGTGTGGATCCAACGGAAAAAGCAAACTTTTGGACCTCGTCGAGTACTCCTTTGGTGACTATGCTCAAAAGCTTCCAGTCACCGTGCTCACACACAAGCGAGGTGGCGCAAGCGCTGCAAATCCAGAAATTGCAAAGACAAAGGGCAAGCGGTTTGTAAGCTTCCAAGAGCCAGAAAAAGAGGACAAAATTCACGTCGGGTACATGAAGGAGCTCACAGGCGGCGATACCATTATGGCTCGCGCAATGTACAAAGAGCCGGTTGAATTCAAGCCGCAATTCAAAATGATTCTTGCGTGCAACGACCTGCCTTCTATCCCGTCAACCGACAACGGCACGTGGCGACGTTTGCGTGTAGTGGATTTCCCTTCAAAGTTTGTAGAACAACCCGATCCAAACAACGAGAATGAGTTCAAGATGGACACTGGCATTCCGGAGAAGCTCTGGCGCTGGCGAGAGTGCTTCATGGGACTGTTAGTCGCTATGTACGCGCGTTACAAGGAGGACGGCTTGCAGGAACCCGAGTGCGTCACCAAGTATACCAATCAGTACAAGCGATTGAGTGACAAATTTTTGGACTTTGTAGACGAGAATATAGATATTACTGAAAATAGCAACGATAAGGTGAGCTTGGGAGAGTCGTACATACGGTACCGCGTGTGGTATCGCCAAGCCAACACCCACGATGCACCGCCGCGTCAGCAGTTTAGGGTGGAAATGGAAAAACGCTACGGGGAGTACAACAATCGCACAGGCTGGCGGGGGATGCTGTTGCGAGAAATATCGGACGAATTAGAATGAATGAAGATTGCTGGCATTATGTGTATCGCATGTACTTCAAAGCACACTGCATTCCTCTTATAGCTCATTGTCAGTGTCCCGGCTGCCCTCGACGCAAATTACACAGCGATCCTCTGTGCTCGCACTGTGCACTCGTTGAAGCTGGATTCACCCCGATGTTTACACTGCTCTTCTGGGCAGCCACCAAGGGTGCCTGAATTATTATCATTTTATTTTTGTATTGTATGTATTTGAGCTACGTAAATTTCATTGTAAACAAGCCTCCTCAAAAGGTGCGCAACCCACCTGCAATGCTCGACCTATCAGCCGCGTACAAGTCACTCGCTGCAAATGAGTTTCCCCTCGCTGTTGGGAATCTGACTGTGCGCTCAGCTGAGCTGTGTTCGAGCAGTCAAGGCTGTGCTCCGCGTCGTCAGGATATGACGCGTTCAGACTACACGCTGGCCATGAAAGATGGACAACTCGACGTCAAATCTGCTGCGGCGAATAATTCGAGTAAAGCGGTGCTTCTGAATATTCGGTGCACGTACGCATTGGGTAATGAGCGAATCAACGTGCTGTTTCGCGTGCCTCGCAGTGGAGTTGTGGGAATTCGGGTAGGGCTTAGCGTTCAATCGTCAATGAAAGTTGGAAACGCAAACGCAAACGCAAGCCTTGCTGCTTTGGGAGACGCACTCGCACAGGCGGCTGTGAGAATAATTGCAGGACTCGCTGTGAATTCTCCACCAACCATTGCCAGCTTGAAGGTGTCTGGATTGAACATTATCACGGGCACTGCAAATAGACCCGAACGCAGACTGAAACACCTAATTGCTTTTGCTCGGCTGCTGGCACAAAAGCTTCCTGATCACCATCTAGATTACACGGCACAAGAGGGGCGTCACGTCGTTCGTGCAAATTTCAAGCCCAAAATACCTGGCCAAGACGTGACGATTGGATTGACGCAATGGGGAATGGTGGACTTCATTGGGTCTGCTTCGTTGGCACGGGTACAGCGCTTGTCAACATTTTTGGTGACAGAGTCCAGGGCACTGCTACAGAATGTAGAATTCAACAATTCAGCAAAAGTCGTACCCAAGGCTAAAGGAAAGAAAGTCCAGTCTTCATTGAGTTCAACTTGTAGAAAAAACACTCCCCCCGCTCAATCTGACGGAACCTGTGCAGATCAGGATAGGGTGCCCGTTCCGAACGACAAGGGAAGCTTGTGCTGCAAAAAATATGCGGGTGCGGCAAAGGCTTCAATTGTTGCTGCGTATGCGAGAGCAAATATGAACATTCCACAAAACGTTCAGGCAAAGTTGGGCAAAACTCGAAGTGCAGTCGCAAGTGGAGTAATGCCTGTGTACAACCGGAATCAAAATACAGTAACACGCAACGGAAAGCCATTTCGGTGCATGGCAATGAGCAAGCCCGATATTCAGCAAATTGCCAAGTCGCTCGGAATATTCCCAAAAGGTACCAAGCAGTATCTGTGCGATTCAATTGAAAGCAAGCTTAAGAACATAGCCACTTAAAAGTGCATGGGTCTCACTGCAAACCTTAAGAGCAAGCTTCATTGCTTCCTAATGGGCGATGTGTATCCGTTTGTTGAACACTACGTCACCACATTGCGTCGCTGTTGGAAAAAGGTAACGTCGCACGCACTGCCCTATGTACTAAACAAGGTGACTCTAGTGACTGAGAATGGTACACGGATTGATATTACAGATTTGTACATTCGTGGTAAAAAGTGGTACAAGCAAGAATATGGATACAGTCTCGTATACGTGGATTGGGAGTTCGATCAGAAACCATACAAGTACGTATTTGCGCACGATCAGCCAATTCACTTTCCGCCATACACAATGGAGCATATTCGGTCACCTACTCGCAACAAAGTTGCAGCAATAAGCGTAGACGGCGACTTTCAGCAAAGTGCCCACGACGAACTCATGATGTATGCTGGGCCCAAGCACAATTTTTACTCGGACATATGCAAAATGCTTGTGAGTTGGGTGGCTCCTCTTGTAGACTCTGTAGAAATTACCAATATGCGTGCACAAACTACAAAGTTTAGCCAGGATGACGAGCTTAAAAATTAACGTCCCATGTTGTACATATGATTACATTGTATTCAAAGCCCGCGTGTCCAAACTGTGACGTTGTGAAGAATTCCTTGCACAAGGCGGGAATGGAATTTACAACGGTTGAGTGCAACTCGCTTGGACAGCTGGGGAAGCAACTTCAAGGATCCGCTTTTGAGGATCAGGTTTACGAATTTAGCGGATTTCCCATTGCAACGCGTGGAGAGTGGATTGGCGGGTTTCAAGAAATTATGGAAAAGTACAGCGAACCCCTGCTTGAGAGCAATCCCGATCGATATACGATGTATCCTGTGGCATATCCCGCTGTGTATGAAATGTACAAGAAGGCGCGTGCGAGCTATTGGCAACCGGAGGAGATATCGCTATCCAAAGACTTGGCTGATTGGAAATCTTTGACGAAGGACGAGCAACACTTTGTCAGCTACATTCTGGCATTCTTTAGCGCTTCTGACGGCATTGTGAATGAGAATATTGACGTCAACTTTTCGAAAGAAATTGAGCACCAAGAGGTGCGCGCGTTCTATGCGTTCCAAGAGGCTATGGAGGCGGTGCATAGCGAAACGTATAGCATCTTGCTGGATACATATGTGAGCGATCAGACTCAGAAACAGTTTTTGCAAAACGGAATCAAAAACATCCCATCGGTACAAACAAAGGCTTCGTGGGCGCAGCGATTCATGCATAGAGACAAGTCATTTGCTATCCGCCTGCTTGCTTTTGCATGTGTAGAGGGTATCTACTTTAGCGGTAGCTTCTGTGCAATCTTTTGGCTCAAGAAGCGGAACTTGCTCCCCGGACTTGCGTTTAGCAATGAGCTTATTTCACGTGACGAGGGACTTCATACCGATTTTGCGGTGCTCTTGTTCAGCTACTTGAAAAACCGCCCGACTGAAGAAGAGGTGCTGGCTATTGTGACGTCTGCCGTGGATAACGAAAAGCAATTCATTACCGAATCGTTGCCTTGCAAGCTCATTGGAATGAATTGTGACCTCATGAGCCAATACATTGAGTTTGTTGCGGATCGCTTATTGAATCAGCTAGGATATTCAAAGCATTACCACTCACAGTGCCCATTTGATTTTATGGAAAATATCAGCTTGAGCGGGAAGACCAACTTTTTCGAAAAGCGCGTTGGCGAATATGCAAAGGCGGGCGTGATGGCAAGTGTAGAGGATGATACGTTTGGTCTGGACGCAGATTTTTAATGCGTGTGTATACTAATGGTTTCAGCGGGTAATGTTGCGAATGGCATTGGAACGTATTACAACTATAAACAAGCGATTGTCGGAGCTTCTTTGGGGCTGATTTTTATCATCATTGGCCTCACACTGTTGAACAGGGAATATACACAGTATACCCCCGTGCGTGCGTTTATTACAAAGACTCCAGATTCAAAATATTGCACTGTAAGTACTATTACAGACAAAAATGATTCTCAAGCGAGCAAGCGATTCCAATACACCTGCACGTATGAAGTGAGTTATTCAGTGAAGGGCAAAAATTATTTTTCCACTGTGCAGCTCACAAATGGATCAGAGTATGCAGTGAATACACCAGTTGAAATTGAATATGATCCAAACAACCCAAGTGTTGTGCGAGAGCAGACTATGAACCCGCATACGTTGGGGGGCATTTTGCTGGTGCTTGGACTGGCAACGTGGGGTGGCACGTACTGGTTTACAAAGTTTGTTGCAACTCACAAGTCATTCAGGAAAGTGTATGGCGCCGCAAGTCTTGCGGATTCTATATTTTCAAAGGCTAAAGTATGAATACAATACCGGGCGCGTTAAGTGTCGTGCAGGTTTCAAAAGGAAACAAGGGGGTGGTGCTCATTGGCGAAGATCACTTGAATCATAGGAACAGCATAGTAGTGGACGAAATTTTAAAACTGGCTGCTCGTGGATTCGGTGTGTTTTTGGAGCTTGACATGAACAAGTCATTTTGTAACGAGTCATACGTTGAATCGTGCAAGCGTCAAACGGGCTCACCTCACATTGTGCAGCTACTGCACCGTTTACCAAAGCAGTCACACGTGCAATTTGTAAATTCCAGAACAGGGCGTCTCAAAAACATTGCAAATCGAATTCCGCTACGGAAAGGACTTCAAGATATGCTCCAAGCTACGCTGTGGACTGCCCACCAGAGCGTTCAGTCAGCGCTGTATCACGCTGGTACAACATTGCCTTTATTGTATTACGATCCAGCTTACAAGAATTCAATAACTTCAGTTGTGTATCAAGGTGCAAAAAATGATTCCAGCCCAGCGTCTCACGCTATATTCGAAAAATTTATCCAGCCACTATGGACCCAGTGCATTCATGCATGGAAAACCCCATTACGTCGAAAGGGCGC